GGTAGATTCAGCGTCTAAACTGGCTCCCTGACCATCAGTGACGAATCAACTCAAAATCCTCCGGCCCCTCCTTGCCAACCGGCCCTCCCCTTGGGCCGGAAAGAACAGGTGCTAAACTGGTATTTGGGTTCTAAAACGCTGGTCTGGTACGTCAAAGTCACACCGTCTCCACGGTAGGAGATTTTCAGGATACCTCGCCTCAGGGAGGCAAGGCGGTACATTAAGGTACCGTGACGTGCGTTTCGCTTCGCGAACAAAACCATTCCAGTGCTTGGAGTAACGTGGATCGACCCATGTCGGATCAAGGTACACCTCAGTGGTGGTTGAATGATCAAACAAGGACTCCAACTCTAGTTGGATATCAATCGACACGCCGAACACGCTAGCAACAATAAACCTGCTACCGTCAGCAACAGGGTGTGGGGATAGGTCTGAACTTCTGATGTCCCGCACTTTGGTAGAGTCCCACCACGTCGTGGCGTGCTCTGACTCAAACCACTCCAAGAGCTGGTCAATGCGAGAGAAGTCGAACTTTGTCACCCTCAATATCCAGAGGGCAACGGATTGGACTACTGGGCAGCCGGGATACTGCGCCAGATATGATAAACCTTTAATTTGCGCCAAGTTCATAAGAACGTGGTCCTTGGCCCGAATGTAGTTGTGCCCCGCCCATGAGCAGGTAAGAACAACTTTCCATGGATCACAAAGAGTGTCCAAGACATCGGGGTGTGTTACAACACCGCAAAAAGAGGCCTCATACCAGTTAGCCACTGGAATTAGCTTAATCTGGAGGCCCAATCTGAGGAAATCTGCGGGAGTAGGGTCCCGCAACCCGTTATGTGCGTAGAGTCCGTCGTCGCCTTCAACGACATAATAGACCTCGGTAGCCCCGCACAAAAATCTAAGAACAAACTCAACAAAAGCCGGGTTGCTCACGCCGTTGAACACGGACGTAGTCATTTTCCCGCTTGACCGGCCGCCTTGAATAAAGGCATAATACAACTTGGAGACTAAAAGTTTCGTCTTATAGTCTGCGTTCATTTGCTTAACCCCACGCTGGTGGAGCATTAGCATTAACATGAATTTCACAAGTTTCAGCTCGGTCGAAAGTTGAATTAAAGGAACAAAACTGGCCTCGAATGAACTATAATCCGAAGTGAACCAACGGAAGTTCGAAAACGCCACCCGATCACGGATGTATGCTGGCCAGTCCGCCCGGGGAATCTTTTTAATATATTCCGGACGGGCGAAAACCTGGTTCTCTATCGCCTTGGCGAATGGACCTTCGAGAACCTTTTCGTGGTCTGTAGGAGAATGAATAGCCCTGTGGAACTTGGGCTCGGGGTAGAATTCACGCTTTACAAAGCATTTCTTCTTCTTGAGCACCCCTAACTCGACGCGGCCCTCGACAATGTCTTCATAGGCCGCGTCGTACTCTTTCTTCCTCCACTCAGGGTGGTTAACCCCTTCCCTCCACTCTGCGTATGTCGGAATCTCTTCTGGCCTCAAAGGCCGATAGGACTCCTGTAGCCGCCGCTTGAAAAATTTTTTATAGTGTTTAAAGAGGGCGCCATCTATGGGCGGGCGCTCGTGAATTAAACGTTTTCTGAGCCCCTGAACTGCAGACAATGGGTCTTGGGAATTGGGCCGGAACATTACTGCTCCATTCACCATGACCGGCAGCCCCACACACTCCGGATCTCTGACGAGCCTATTAGAGGTAGCGATCTTTTGGACTTTTCCCCGCGTCGCAGGGTCTTGCCAAGTCACGCCTCCTAGGTCTACTTCGTCAGAGTTGTACCCGTAGAGGTAGAGCCGCGTGCCCGCGGGGCGCGCTATAAACCCCAATCCTGAGTGGCCTGAGTACGGCCACTAGATCGGGTTCTTGCCCACAACCATTGGATCATGATGACGTGGGCGGTGGAAGGGTAAAGCATGGCATAAATTGCGGGTCGCAAATCATTGGCCACACTGCCATTAGTCTTGAGGCTTCGACGGACATTCCTGAATTTCTCCTGGAAGTCGCCGTTCGGCTCCATGACATCTGGACTTCTGGCTAGCCAGTGGTACAAGGTCAAATCAATAACATCATTGTTGACCGACGGAAGAGTATCTAAAAGTCTATTTCTGACTTCTCCCGGGTGCATCTGATCTGCGACCATCAAGGATCGTTCGCAGTCTGGGTTCCACAGCACCGTACCGGCAGGTATTGGGACTAATGTACGATCGTGGGGCGGTTGTGCCCACCATATCCGGTCAACAATGTGACGCACCGTCGAACCGAATTTTCCGCCCCTTTTGAAGAACCGCCCCACCCCAAAATTCTCAACTTCTTCGAATGCAGAAACCACGTGATTGACCCGCATTCCAAAACTAGACTCCATAACCTGAGCGGCTCTGAAAGTCATGTTCCTCCTGTCAGCAGAGAGTCGAACTTGCTCATCCGGAGGAAGAGGGTCGTACTCGAACTCGTGCCGGAGTGTGATGGTAGTCCACAATGGCGTCTTGCGCGTGCTAAGGTAGTAGAATGCAGCTGTGAGCATAGCTCCAACAGTAGTGAGACGTCTGTCAACGTACTCAAAAATGCACTCCTTAACCGCGTAAGATATGTTGAGTGGTGTAATGGGATAGTCGACACTCATTAACTTGTTCATAGGGTAGAAAACAATCCTACTAAGAACATAACTTAAGGTGCCTACTCCAAGCACTGCACTAATTGCTTGGTATTGCGGTATGCGCCCTGGACGAAAAACCAGGACCTCCTTTTCTTCCTCATAAACTTCAGGAAGAGCCCAACCCGCTTCTTCCGGGATCTCGCCCTCCCGGCCAGAAAGCATCCCCATCGCCAAATTAAAAAGCCCGCGGGCAGCATCCTTAGCGTCTAACGCTTGAAGATCAAGAACATACCGCCGCATGCCATCGACGGTCGACACGCCCCCCATGGGGTGACGTGCGAGGATTCCAGCAAACAACTCCTCATTATTGTCGATTATAGTAATCAACCTAATAAAGGGATCTTGCTGCCTCTCCAATGCTTGTTGGGCCTCAGCCCTGGCTGCCTCCGCCTCTTCGAGGCGTCGCTCAATACGTGCTCTGTTGGCTTCTTGGTGCTGTACCCGCTCTTGGTGCAAAGAACGTTCGACAGCTGAACGCTTGTCCTTTCCCCTATTAACCGGAGAAGTGCTCCTACTGGAGCTCGACTTGGACTTAGTCGATTGTGAGATCCTATTTACATGCTGTTTTCGTTTACATGTTGTTACATCGTGCCCTGGCTTTCCGCAGAAAGAACACGAGACACCCCGCTTTGGCTTTTCACCTTGGGCCGGGGCGCCCACGTCCTCGTCAGGTTCTATTGTTTCAGGCGAGCCTCACAATTCGAGGCCGCCCTACGCATAGATTGAATTCTTTCACATAGTGATACAATAAATACAGTCTTAAACAATGCATTGACTTCAAGAAATGTTACAACATAAGAAACCGCCGGAACGGCACTATACAAAAACTTGTAAGGTCGAAATTGCTCAGAATACAGTTTATACACAGGGTGGGCGCCAGCTTTTTCAAGCAGCTGCGCGTCCTGGTTTGTCCACACTAGCCCGAGCCCAGTCATAGACAAATTAGTAGCCAAAATCCCCACCGCCATTTTGTTTGGAAAGAAAAAACGAAACATAAATATAAGGGTCCCTATTCAGTAAACTACACCTTCGGGCGTTTTCGCCGGACTATTTGGGCACTAAGCCATCCGGTGTGGTGTAGCCTAACCGTGACCTGCATGTCTCCGTGGTTTTCGTCAGTTGATAAAAGCTTACTTGCCACAGAACAGGCCACGCTAGTGGCATGGACGGTCACGGGAGCTTCCTCCCGTGCACTAGCTGGAAGGGGCCCTTGCCCCGCAGCAGAAAAATGTAAAAATATGAGGGTCGTCTTGAACACAGCTAAATTTATATCAGCGGCTTGAATTGGAACAGATCCATCGTAGTCTGTGGGCCCCGAGGAGGGGGCCCATCGTCCGCGCTTCGTAGTTCTTCGACGCTATATTATTCCTCGGCAATTATATCCCCTCACCGCTGCCACGGGCCCTAGCCCCCCCTAAACCATGGAGGTGAACCGCAGTCGCCTCCTCATCCTACCCGTATTCAACG